TTGCTGGGGTAGACATGGCCGAAACAGGCGGGGTGTAAGCCATGCCGCCCGTCAGCAAGATTGCCAAGCTACCCGAGCATGTGCGCAAGTGGCTCCACGCAGCCATTGTGGACAGGGCCTATGGCGACACCGCAGGCATCACTGCCGACCTGAATGCCATGCTCAAAGACTCGGGTATGGATGAAACCGTAGGCACCACCACCGTCAACAAAGAGGCCCAGCGCCTGCGTCAGGCGCAAGAAGCCCTACGCACCAGCGTAGAGGCCGCCCGCATGCTGCAACAAGACATCGGTAGCGGCGACGCACTGGGCGGCGCAGCCATGGACATGGTGCAAAGCGAGGTGTTTCAGATCTCGCGCCGTCTGCAGGAGGCGCAAGACATGAAAGATGCTGAGCGCATCGCGCTCATCAAAGACCTGAGCCTAGCCGCCAGTCGCGTCAGCCGCGCACGGGTCAACCAAGACCGCTGGGCCACCGAGGTGCGCAGCCGCGCAGAGGCAGCAGCCAAACAAGTGCAAGATATGGCGGCTAAAGGTGGCGTGAGCGACCGCACTGCCAAGCGCATGTACAACCTCATCATGGGCATCGCCGAGCCCAAGGCAGGTGCATGATGAGTGACCACATTCAGGCACTGTTGCTGCCCTATCAAGCCGCATGGGTAGCTGATACAGCGCAAATCAAAATCGCAGAGAAAGGCCGACGCACTGGCTTGACATTTGCCGAAGCCGCAGATGACGTGCTCATCGCCACCCGTGCGGGCGGCGAAAACGTCTACTACATCAGCGGCAACTACGACATGGCGCGTGAATACATCGACGCCGTGGCTCTGTGGGCCAAAGCCTTTAACCTGCTGGCCAGCGAGGTAGGCGAGGGCATTTGGGGCGACCACGACACCGGCACTACCAGCGCCGACCGCAACATCAAAACCTTCGAAGTCACATTCCCACAAAGCGGCCACCGCATCACCGCCCTGTCTTCACGCCCTACCAACCTGCGCGGCAAGCAAGGTACCGTGGTCATTGACGAAGCCGCCTTTGCGCCCGATCTGGCTCAACTGCTCAAGGCCGCGCTGGCCATGACGGTGCGCGGCAGCCGCATCCGCATCATCAGCACGCACAACGGTGTGGACAACCCCTTTGCCGAGCTGATTGCCGATGCCCGTGCCGGCAAGCGCGGCAGCTATGGCGAGGGCCAAGACATCAACGTCCACCACATCCCATTTAGCCTGGCTGTGCAGCAAGGCATGTACAAGCAAATCTGCGCCCGTGCGCAAAAGCCTTGGACGCAAACCGCCGAAGACGACTGGGTGACCAAAGCCAAAGCCATGTACAGCCAAGACGCTGACGAAGAGCTAGAGGCCATACCCGCACAAAGCGGTGGCAACTATCTGCCCCTAGCCATGATCTTGCAGCGCATGGCCCCCACCACACCGCTGGTGCGTGGCCGCTGGGATGTGCCCTTTGCTTTGCTCGACGAGACCGTGCGTCGCCTAGCCATCAAGGGCTGGATCAGCGAGACACTGGACCCCTTGCTGGCCCAACTGAACCCCCTGCACCGCCATCGCTACGGCTGGGACTTTGCCCGAGTGGCCGATTTGTCGGTGCTCAACATCACCGCGCAAGATAGCGGCCTAGTACGCCGTGTGGTGCTGGTTGTGGAGTTGGCCAACTGCCCATTCAGCAGCCAAGAGCAAATCCTCTGGCACATCATTGACCGCTTGCCGCGCTTTAGCGGCGGAGCCATGGACGCAGGCGGCAACGGGGCCCACATTGCCGAGACCACTGCGCAGCGCTATGGCGTGCAGCTGGTGCATCAAGTCAAGCTCAGCCAGACTTGGTACGTGGAGCATATGCCTAAGCTCAAAGCCGCGCTCGAAGACGGCACGCTGCAAGACATCCCACGCGACGAGTACATCCAAAGCGATCTGCGTGCCATCAAAGTCATCAAGGGCATCCCGCAAGTCGTTAACCGCGTGCAGACCAAAGATGCCGACGGCGTCAAACTGCAACGCCACGGCGACTTTGCCATCGCCGCCGTCATGGAGTGCTACATCGCTCACGCCGAGGTGGGCTCCATCGCCTGGACATCTGTGCCCGGCAAGTTGACAAGCACACCGTTGCCCGGGTCTGCCGATGCGTTTTTTAGGCGTCAGCCCGCTGATTTGGGATATGCGGGAGGTATGGATGGATGGTGATGCTTCTAAGTCGCGGCATTTCGGGCAGGAATGCGCCCAATTGACTGCGCCCATGTCATCGCATACCCAAGCACATCAAAGCGCTTAAAAGCCCGTTTTTTTAACAGTTACGTTTTTGGAGTCACCCATGGCCACCAGCCGCATCCTTGACCAACACGGCCAACCCATCGACACCCGTCCACTGCGCGAAGCGCAAAGCGTCTCGCGCAGCATGGCCAACACCCGCTACATCACCACCGAGCATGATAACCACCCCAGCAGTGGGCTCACGCCGCGCCACATTCACAGCATCCTCACCAACGCTGAGCAAGGCGATCTGGTGGCACTGCAAGACCTGGCAGACGACATGCAAGAGCGCGATGGCCAAATTTATGCGGTGCTGCAGCAGCGCATTACTGCTGTAGCCAGCCGTGACATCAGCATCGTGCCGCCCAAGGGGGCCACTGAGGCCGAGCGCCAAACCGCTGCCCGCGTGCAAGGCATGCTCGACGACTGCGGTTGCGACCTAAATGCCCTAACCACCGACTTGCTCGACGGCATCTACAAAGGTTTTGGTGCGGTAGAGCAATGGTTCGCGCCCGAGGGCAAGCTCATGGCCCCTAGGTGGGAGGCCCGCCAACAACGCATTTTTACGGTGCGCAACGTCACCCTCACCCCCATTACCACCACACCTGCTGCAGGCCAGTGGCTAGATGGCCGCAACGAGCTGCGTCTGCGCACTGGCCACAGCACCGACGGCGAGGCGCTGCTGCCCTACAACTGGATCATCCATCGCCACAAAGCCAAAAACGGCTACTTGGCCAAACAGCTGCTGGCCCGTGTGCTCGTGTGGCCCTACATTCTCAAACACTATTCGCTCAGAGACTTTGCCGAGTTCTTGGAAATCTATGGCCTGCCCCTGCGCCTAGGCACCTACCCCGCTGGTGCCGCCGACGAAGACAAGCGCGTGTTGCTGCGTGCCGTGAGCGAGATCGGGCACAACGCAGCGGGCATCATCCCCAGCGGTATGCAAATCGACTTCAAAGAAGCCGCCAAAGGCATGGCTGCGCCTTTCATGGACATGGCCCGCTACCAGGACGAGCTGATTGCCAAGGTGGTGCTAGGCCAAACGCTGACTAGCGGCGAAGGCCAGCATGGCACTCAAGCCCTGGGCAACATACATGCTGACACCCGCAATCTGATCCGCGACGCCGATGCCAAAGCCGTGGCCATGAGCATGACGCGCGACATGCTCTGGCCCTTTGTGCAGTTCAACGTGTCGGGCGTGGACCCGCGCCGTATGCCAAGCGTGCACATTGACACCAAAGACGCCAAAGACCTCAGCACTTTTGTAGACGGCATCACCAAATACATCGCCCTAGGTGGCAAGGTGGGTGCCACCTGGGCCGCGCAGGAGGCAGGTGTGCCCGAGCCAGCCGCTGACGAAGAATTGCTCACAGCCCCAACCATGGCAACAACACTCGGGCCAACACCTGGGGCCGACAAAACCCAAGCCCGTGCCCAACTGGCCGCCTTGGTGGCGTTAGCCGCACGTGCAGGCGGTAGCGCTGCCGCAAGTCCAAGCCTGCGCACCGACGCACTCGACGACCTGGTATCCGAGATGATGGGCGAATGGGAGCCCACCATGCAGCCACTGGTGCAACCCCTGCTCGACGCCACAGACACCGCCATTGACGATGGTGAAAGCATCGACAGCTTCATGGCCCGCCTGCCCGGCCTGCTGGGCCGCATGGATGCCAGCGCACTGGCCCAGCTGCTGACCAAAGCAGGCTTTGTGGCCAACACCGCAGGCCAAGCTGGTGTGCCCCCTACGGCCATACCCGCCACCACCCAAACAGGCCAAGCATGACCCGCAAGCCCCCAGCCCTAGGCGTGGGCCTGGTGGCCCCGCGCGATGCCAGCGCATTTTTTGCTAGTAAAAAAGCCCTTTTACCCAGCTACCACTGGGATGATGTTTACGCATCCGAGCATGCCGCTGGCGTGGCAGTGGCGGGCATCACCCAGCGCGACATGCTGCAACTGGTTGCCGACGAGCTGCAACGCACCATCGATGCTGGGGGCGATCTGCGCGACTTCAAACGCCGCATGCAGCCCATGCTGGCCAAGGCTGGGTATTGGGGCGATGTGGAGGTGACCGACCCGGCAACGGGTGACAAACGCATCACCAAATTCAACCCACGCCGCTTAGAGCTGATCTTCGGTACCAACGTGCGCCAGGCGCAGACGGCTGGGCAATACAAGCGGGCACTGGCCGCCAAGGCAGACTTTCCGTACCTGGTTTATCTGAGCCGTGATGACGACCAAGTACGCCCCCTGCACAAAGCCTGGCACGGTACCGTGCTGCCTGTAGAGCACCCGTTTTGGCAAACGCATCTGCCCCCTTGCGGGTGGAACTGCCGCTGCCGCTTCATGGCCGTCACAGAGGCCGACATCGAGCGCTTTGCCAAACGCGGTGTGCCTATCAAACGCGAGCCACCCAAAGGCTGGCAAGACACGGTGGACTACGTGCGTAAAGGCACAGGCGAAGTGGTGCAAGTGCCGCGTGGCATAGACCCCGGCTTTGACCACAATCCGGCTACCAGCCGCCTGCGTGGCGTAGTGCCCCAGTTTGTGGACATGCCCTTGCCACCCACGCTGCCCACCATCCTGACACCGCTGCCGCGCCTGCCGCTGCCCACGCCGGTAGCTGCCGACGTGCTAATGCCTTCATGCGCGAGTTTGGCCCCGGCCCCGAACTGGGCCCCAAAGTGTTTGCGGATGTGACCGGGCAGCAACTGGTGCTGGATAAAGAGCTGTTTTGGAGTCGCAAAGGCCCACCCGAGAAGCATGGCTACAAGATCGAGAGCCAAGGCCGCGCGCCCTACATGCGCCTGCTGGCCAGGGCCATTGCCGAGCCCGACGAGATCTGGGAGCGCCAAGAACTGCACGGCCAAAAGGGCAAGCCCGTCATGCGGCGCAGGTACATTGCCCGCTTCAGCATAGACGGCTACGACCAGCCCGTCATCGGCGTGTTTGAGTGGGGGCCAGACGGCTGGAGCGGCATCACCACATTCCAAGCTGCAGACGAGGCCAAAGCCAGGCAGATGCTGGACCTGCAGCGCTGGGGCACCCGTGTCTATGTGCGGGCTTGAGGCCTAAAAAGAAAACCCGGCGCTGCAACGCCGGGTTGTATGCCTTGGCAGAGTTCGGTGGGCACATAACAGTGTGCATTCCGCGTCAAGCTTGATACAAGTATAAGGGGAACACCATGCAATTCACAGTCGAATCCAACAGCGACACCATCGCCGCAGCCCTGCGCCAGGCCTCGCAAGACATCGCCGACACCACGCCGCTTATGGCCGCCATTGGCAAACGGCTAGAAACCAACATCAGCAAGCGCTTTGACACCAAGACCGACCCAGCGGGCAAAGCCTGGGAGCCCTACAAAGCCATCAGCGCCGCCATCCACAAAGCCCGCACGGGCAAAGACATCACCGGCAGTCTGTTGGAGCGCACGGGCATCATGCGCGGCGGCATCGAGCACCACGCCAGCGCCGACCAGGTCGAGGTAGGGCTCACGGCACCGTATGCCGTCTTCCACGAGTTTGGCACTGGCGGGCGCATGGCACCCATGGGCGGTGGCCCATTCAAGCCCGGCACAAAAGGCATCGGCCCCATCCCCCGCCGTGGCATGGTGTTTGGCGCAGTGTCAGGCCAAGGCCAAGGCGCCCAAGTCACCCAAGCCCTGAGCGCGGGCGACGAGGCCGACATAATCGCCATCATCCAGCGGCATATTCAACAAGCTACCGATGGGCTTGCGTAAGGCCGCGCATCCAAAGCCCCGCACACCCCGTACGAGGCCTTGTCGTTTTTAAAGCGGTTTGTCTGTAACCATCGCGCGACCCCCGGCACAGTCCGGGCTATGCATCGCAAAAGCGCACCTCATAACCCCCCGTCGGCATTGGCCGTGTCTCCCACCCAAGGCCACAGTCTGGCTGTGGCCTTGGGTGGCGACGTGCAGGCCTTGGTCATCGAGCAGGCCAGCGTGCCCGATGCGCCCGGCCTGCCTGCCCGCCGCCCCAGTCTGCGCGTACAGCTGGTGCCCTGCGG